CATGTTGTTGTAGGCGATCACCACTGGGCCAGAGAACATCATGAAGTGCTTGAAAAACGGGTGGCGCTCCAAGGCGGACAAGCTGCCAACATCCCCGGCATGCTGTGTCATCCGCACGGTCTTGTCGGCGATCCGGACTGCGGACTTCTCATCGGTCCCCTTACTCATCTCCTGTTTGTACGAGGCCATCCACCCCGCAGTCGTGCCAATGTTATAGATCCAGGAGCGCATCCCCATTGAAAACCGTTTGACCTGCGCAAGGTGCGTGTCCTGCCCTGAGAGGTAATCCATGGTCTGCGTGATGCTTTGGTCAATCTCCATGCCGTGGTGGCGCATGGCGGGGCTCTTCTCGTGCATGAACTCGATGGTCTCCTTAGGGTGCTTGATGAACTGTGCGGCCCCTTTAGCGAAGTCGGCAAGGCCAACCCCGCGCGCCATAGAGATGATCGGGACAATGCCAACGTCAGCAATGGCTGCACCGGCGTTAAGGCCTAACGCCGCGACAGTCATATTTGTTTTTGCCGCCCTCCACATCTTTTCTGCACCAACTACTGAAGCGTCAGCATAGTTGTCGGCGTTGACGATGCTCTTTCCCCACCCGCGCATATTGGCGTATCCCTGCTCACCCATGGAGTTGATGAGTGCCTCCTTGAGCTTCGGGTTGCGGATGATCCGGTTGAACTGGTCTACGAACTCCCGATGCGTCAGGTCGGTAATCACGTTGTCGAGGTGCTTCGTCATCACCGCCCTAAAATCGAGCTTCAGCGGCGCCGCGGCTTCCGTCCTCTCGTTGGTGTGCCCAGTGCGCGTGCTCGCCCTGGTGAAGTCCGGGCCGAACGCCTGATCGACTTTGGAACTCTGCGCCTGCTTCTCCCCGAAGGAGCTGGTGCGCGAATCGTAGGCCACCGGCCAGTACCCGCCGTCGTACTCACCAAAGGGTGTCACCACCTTGCGTGCCTGCACCTTCTCCGGAGCAATCCCGGTCCAGCGTTTCTCTAGCGCCTCGATTGCGGGCCAGAAGGAATTGACGGTATTCCACAGTCCCTGCACCATGTCCCAATCCGCTTTGTCCAGGTGGCCGAGGATCTCGTCAAGAGCCTCCCGGTGAATCTCCGACTTGAACTGCCCCACCTGGATCCCGCCCCGCATGAGCTTGTCCTGGTTGCTTTCATTCCCCACGTTGAGCGCGGCGCTGATCATCTCCAGGTGCGTCAGCTTGGTGCCGAGGGAATCGATATGCTTACTCTCGTAGAGCCGCGACTTCCGATCTGCCGGCATGTCATCCAGGATGTCCTTGAGCTGGGGGAGCAGCTGCTCTTTGAGCTCGTTCTTAGCATTGTTCGCCTCGAGGTACTTGTTCCAGAGGAAATCATGCCAGGGCCCCTGCTTGCCACCGTCGAGGTGCTCCATGATGAACTCCACCCGGGAAGGGCTGTCGAGGAAGTTCATGATGTTTTCGTTGGTGACGTTCTTGAATCGCTCCCAGCTCCCCGGTTTCCCCTTGGAGGAGTCGGAAAGGTACTGCTTGCGCTTCTTCGGTATCGAGGTATCGGCGCGTTCGATCATGCCGTCGATCGCTTCATCGAGCAGGATCTTTTCGCCGTCCTTGGTGACCTTGTTGATCTCGGCCGCCGTGTGGACCAGGGCGCGCACCGCGTCGTAAGCCGCGCGCAGCTCGTCAATGGAGACCTCCTGATAATTCACCTTGTGCTGCTCGTCCAGCACTCTCGGGTCAATGGGGATGTCCCGGTCGTAGGATTCCCGCATGTCATCGAGATACTGCTGCAGCGTCTTCTCGCGGTCCAGGGAAGCGAGCGAGATTTTCTTGAACTCGTAGCGGCCCAGGATGGCGCGTACCTGGCCCTGCATCTCCTGTGAGGCGAGGCCTACCTTGCCCAGCGCCTTCGAGGTGTCGACGCTCGCCATGTACTTGACGATCTTCTCTGCATCGTCCTTAGCGCGGCGTGCTTCGGTGTAGAGGTAATGGTTCAGGATCTGCTTTTGTTTCGCCTCCCCTGCCTCGGCATAGGATCCCCTGGCTGCGGCGTCAAAAGCTTCCCTGCCGGCCTTGGCTTCGGCGCGGGAATAGGTGTGCGGCTCGATGTCGCGCGGGGCCTTCTCCCCGATCACCAGGCGGGACAGCTCCTTGAAGAATTCCAGGGGGGGCGCGTTCTCCTTCTCCTTGTTGCCGGGAATGGTAGCTTCCATCAACTTCTTCGCCGCCTTCGCCGTCTCCTGTGCCGCCTTGGCTTCGGCCTTCATGCGGTCAATCTCTTCCTGCTTGGCACCGCGCTCGATGGCGACGGCAAGCTTCTGCTCTGCTTCCTTCCATCGGGCGTTGTACTCGCGCTCCTTGTCGGCCTGCTTAGCCGCCGCCTTCGCCGCGTCCTTCTCGACTTTGGTAAAGGGCTTAACCTCCTTCGCCTTGCGCCGGATCGCCTGCAGCTCGGCGCGCAGTACCTTGCCCTGCTCATCACCGTGCACGGCCTTGAGGGCCTTCTCCTTGATGCTGCCGTCGGTCAGTAAATCGCCGTGGCGCTCCTTCATGCGCCGGTTGGTCTCAGCCCCCACCTCCTTGCTCATGCGCGGGGCCGCGATCATGCGCTTGAGCATCTCGTCACCGGACCCAAAGCCGAACTGCTCGGCAACGATGTCCGGATGCAAGCCACCCTCGGCCGCGTAGACAAACTCGGCCGCACTCCCCTTCGGCAACCTCTTCAGGAAGGGCTCGCCGTAAGCATCCACCAGTGCCTGACGGTCCATCTTGACGGGCGTCTCCTTGCCCTCGAAATCTTTACCCTTGGTGAGCTGCTGAATCGCCTGCTGTGCAGGGTCGGCCTGCATCTCAGCGGTCACCTCTTCCTGGACCTTGGACTTTTCCTCCCGCCACATCTTTTTCTGTTCCCGGGTGATGTCCTTGATCGCCTCGGCTTCCAGTTTGGAACTGGCCGCGTCGTGCGCCTTCTCCGCATCCTTTCGGTAGGCGTCGAATTCCGCCTCAGTCATCCCGGCCTTTTCAGCGGTCGCGAAGAGGGGCTTGTAGCCCTGCAGCTGCTCTGCCTGCGCTATCTCATCATCGCTCGCGAGCAGCCGGTCGAAGACGCCGCGCACATCGTCCGTCAGGTTCACGTTGAGGTTGCGCAGTTCCTTGTAGACGTTCTTCATCCAGTTCTTAATGCGCTGGAAGGCGGGGCGCAGCTCAGCGGAAGGGGCCTTGCCCTCCATCAGGTATTGCTCAAAGCCGCGTGCAAGCTGCTCCTGGTGCTCCGTGGTGACCTGGCTGCGGTCCTTAGCGCCGAACCAATCAAGGAGCTTCTGGAAGTCGTCCTTGATCTGCGCCGGCGCGCTCTCGGGTGCCGCAAGGTCGGACAACACCTTGTAGTAAAAATGGCCGGTCTCGTGCAGGAAGGTCGAGAGGTTCGCCTTCTCCAGGAGGCTGATGTTGATGCCATCGGGGCCGATGTTGATCTTGCCCAGGGCGTCACCGGGTTGGTTGAGGGTCTGCCCTGCCTTCTCGACCGCATCAGCATACGGCTGGCTGTGCATCTCGCCCTTGGGGAGCTTCTTGAAGACTTCCGGCTGGTTCTTCTTTACCCAGGCTTTTGCCTCCTTGCGAGACATCCACTTGCCGTCTGCGGCGACGAAACCTGCATCCCCATCCCCCGGCTCAAACCCGGCCGCCTTACGGGTTGCAAGGTGGTCGCTCCCCGGTTCCCCATCGAGCTGCTTGCCGTCCACCTTCACCGAGGGGCGCAGCTGCGTCACTTGGGTTTCTTGCGGGGCTTTTCCCTGTTCTGAATCACCTGCGTTCACTCCTTCCCTGTTGATTTGCAAACGGTACTGGTTGTAAAGCTCCAGGGGATCCACGCCGGCGCGCTCCCCCAGGGTGCGGAAAGCCGAGCGGTAAAGACTCGCCTCCTTCTCTGCGTTCTTCGGATCTCCCCCGGCCTCGATAAGCTGACGCTTCACGTCCTCGTAGACCTTGCGGGCGGGCTCTTCGGCTTTACTGGCCTTGTCGACCTGGTTCAAGACTTCGGTGGCGCGCTCTTTCTCGGTCTGCTTGAACTCCTGAGCTTCCCGCGGCGTCATGTCACCCTGGCCCATGCGCGTGTCCTGGATCAGCTCCTTGTACTGGTCCATCCCGGAAAGCTTGGTAACGAACTCTTCCAGGGGAATGGCAATGTCGCTGCCGGTGTGGAGCGCCTCGGTGTAGCGGCGGGGATCGGATAGCACCGACTCCGCAACTTGGGCCGGGTCCATGCCCGCCTTCTGGAAAAGCTCATTCCATTTTTCCACCGAGACATAGGCGTTATCGACCTCGCCGCCGTGCGCCTTCTTGATTTCGGCTATGTGCTCGGCTACCTTCTCCGGCATGCGGCCGTGGGTCTTCGACTCCTGCACGGTCGCGCCCATCTGCTCCAGGGTATCCGCGTGCTGCTGCGCCTTCGCTACCGGGTCAACCGCATCCGGCCCCCGCTTCATCCCGGTGACCTTCTCGTGCAGCATCTCCATCGGGTGCGAGAGGATCGGCATGGCCACGCCCTGTGCAACGCCCATGGCTGAGGTCTCCGCAAGGTCGGAGAGGGCATCCTTGAGCGTCATCTCGGGGTTGACGGTGGCCTTGTCCACCAGGAGGCTCCCGGCCTCCGCAACGTCCATCCCCAGGGTGTTGGCGAGAGTGGTCATGATGGTGCGCTTGAAGAGGCTGTATCCCGGCTTCATCAGTTGGCCGACGGGGAGTTCCCCTGTCGCGGCATAGAGCGCGCCTGCTGCCCCTGCCGATATGGCGGATGCGCCTTGCGGCTTTCCTGCTGATCTGTTGGCGGCGTACTTCGACCCAGCGCCCCCAAGCCCCATATCAGCGAGAACGCTCGCCCCTCCAGTGAAAGGAGCCAGCACGATAGCTGGAGCCATGTCCACGACTCCCTGCAGGATCTCCGCGCCGAGGCCCCGCGCCTGCGTCGCTTCGGCGTCCGGCTTTGACCCTACCACGAGAGACCGGCCCTGTTCGGCAAGTGCGCCGCGCAGTTGCACCCCAAAGAGCGAGGGAGTGTTGACCGGGGCCTCCCCTATCATCTGTTCAAGCCCCCCCACCTTCTGAGCTAGGCGAGGCATGAAACCCCGCACGGCCCTGTCAACGGCAGAATCTTTCAGGCCTCCACGCTCTCCGATGTCTGCGGCCTGCTGCCGGTCCTGATCGGTCGCAATGCTCATGGTGGAGCCGGGCTTTTGCCTGCCGAACCCCTGCCGCCCTACGCGCTCCAACTCGGCCATCTTTTCGACGTCATCGTGAGAGACGGCGGCGTTATCCGGATTGCTCAGGTACTTCGCGGTGGCGGGTGAGTGCTGGAACATCGACTGCATCGGCGGTGAGTTGAGCATGGCGCGCTCTTGAGCCTCATCCGGCATAGCCGCCACGGCTTCAGGGATCATACCGGCCTGCTGCCCGAGCTTGACGTTTTTGACGTGCTGATCAGGGTTCACCTTCTGTGCCTGCAGCATCGTGGTGCGCAGCGTGGTTTCCTTATCCTGAACTCCCCCTAGATATTCCTGATAGGCTTTGTCACCCATTATTCTGGCCTCGTCTTAGCGATGTAGGCATCGATGATTTCATTCTCTGTAGGTGCTCGGCGAAAGTGAGATTTAAAGTCGGCAACAATGTCTTGGCGGTCCTTCCCGGCCACCTTGATGTTGCCCTTGAACTCAACGTCTGACATCATCTTGTCTTCGGTGGTTTCGCCCATAGGGATGCCGAGGAAGGACTGCTTCGTCTTCACGGGCACAATGGTCGCAGCCTGGAGCATCAGCTTCTTCTTTTCATCCCGGCGCAACTGCCTACCCTCTGTTTTCTGGGCCTCCGCTACGAGATCGTTAAACCTTGTATGGATGGCGGTTATCTTGGCCTGCGTGGCCACACTTTTGGTTTTAGGGTCAATGCCAATCTTGTTCAAGGTGTAGTGGAAGTCGTTCACGTCGAGCTTGGCCTCTGCCAGCTTTTCAGGGCTCGCCATGGACTTCTTAAACTCAACGGCCTTGATAAAATTGGTATGGCCTAAGTTGTGATACCTGTCTTTCAGCTGGCCGTCCGTCATGGAAGCAACCGCGTCGGGGTTGAGGTACAACTCGGCAAGCTCCTTGTCCTGCCCCTCCTTGCGCTCTTCCTTGAGTAACCTCGCCCCTTCCAGGTTGTTCCGGCGTATCTCGGTTGCAATCTTTCGCTCGTCGCCCTGCCATGACCTGTAGGCGGTCGTTACCTTATCAAGCGCGGCCCTTGCTGCCTTTTGTGCCTCTGGGTCGTTGTGGGCGGCCTGGAACTCCTGTGTTTTCATGAACTCATCGGGGCTCATTGGGTGCTTGTTTTTGGCTTCAAAGTCTATGGCCTGCCCGTACATGGAGTTAGAAAGGGTGTCTATCTTTTCGACCTTAGCTGCCTTGATGTCACCATGTAGCTGCTTGACTTCGGTCTGAAAGTGCTCGAAAGCTTCGTTGTCCCCGCCTAGCCTCTTCCGCCCCTCCTCAATGACAGTTGTGACATCTGCGCCATCTTTGAGCTTCTGCAGAAGTTCGAAGGCCAAGTCGTTACCCTTGCCCTTTGCGTTCGCAAGCTCGATTGACTTCTGAATGGTGTCCCTTTCCTTTGGCTCAATCTCATCCTGGTGGACTTCAAAGTAGTGCTTGGCCTCTGCCGGGTTTTCTAGTATTAGCGGCTTGATCCGGATCAAGTGAGCATCAGACTTCACATCAAAAAGTGCCTTAACTGCAACAGGGTCTGACGGTATAATCCCTTGCATGTGGAGCTTGTCGAGGGTGTGCGCCTGCGTCTGCTTTAGCTGCTGTTCGAATGCTGCCGGGTCCCTGTAGAGCGTGGAGAGCTTCTGTTTGTCAGTGTCAACCAAGGCGGTGGCGTTATCGACGCTCAGTATCTGCCCCTGCTCCCCAGCATGCCGCTCAAGTGCGAGGGCAAACTGATTTCTGTCGTTCGCTGTTTGCTGGTTGAACATAAATCGCTGGGTGTCATTCTTTAGCTGGCTCTGGTGCTCGCTGTAAATTTTGTCGAAAGCATCGTACTGGCTTTTGTTGTCCAGGGCATCGTGCCCCTTTCGCGCAAGGGCTGCATTTTGCAAACCCCCCGTCTGTCTATTTAGCGAGACTTGGATACCCATCACATTCGTTGCGTCAGCCTTGCGCTTGTTCTCTTCCAGCACTTCGAAAACGTCCTGGCTGACGCCCTGCACGGCCTGCCCGAGTCCCTCAAGGGCTCCCGCCGCAGGACTGTTGCCGGACATCTGCGGGCGGCCCATGGGCGCGGTGCCTACCTGATCGGGTTGGTATGTTGGAACTGTAGCCATTACTGCTTACCCCACGAGCCCGCCTTCTGACCGCCGAAGTATGCGCTTGAAGCGCCGCCCAGGACTGTCCCGGCTGCACCGATGTAGCCCGCTGTCTGTGCCTGGTCGCCCTGGTACTGGGTGATGGCGGCTTGAGAGGTGAGCCCTGACGCCTCGCGAGAGGAGTTATTCAGCAACCTGAGCGAATCAAGTTCGCCCATCCCTGCCGTACTAGTCAGGATATCCAGCGGCGTCCCTGAGGTTGTCACCAGGCCGTTAGCCCCCATGGTCGCGTTCTGGGTTGCCATCAGCCGGCGCGTCTTCTGGTCGTTCTGGGCCGCGGAGTCTGCACCGCGCTGCAGGGCGTCCTTGGCCGAGTTCTTCTCAACTGCGGCGTTGTAGTCAGCGGCCTTCTTCTGCGTTTGACCCTGCTCGACCATGCCGGTCGCGGTTAAGCTTGCCCCGACTATCGCTATCCCTGCCGCTACCCATGCTACTGACATATCAAGCCTCCAGCTTCAACTGTTCTGCAAGGAGCCACCGGTCGTAATCGGCCAGCGTGCCACAAGCAATATAATCCTCTACGTCTTCTATTTTTGAGTGCTCACCTAGCTCTGCCGGCAAGGCGTGGACGGTGTACCAGATTGATTCCTCGTGGGCTATAATCATCCGCTTGGTTCCGGCCTTGGTGAGGAAGGCGGCAGGCGCCTTGATCCTCTGCGGGCCATCTTCGGAGATCACCGTCACCTCACCTGTCATGATGAAAGCGAAGTTGTCGTGCAGATGGACCATGGAGATGATGACTGAATCTTTCGGCGCGGTCGCCTTCCTGCGGTACAGTCCTTCCCCAAAGGAGTGCTCCACCTCGATGGTGAGCTGTTCAAGGCTCCCGATGAAGTTCTCGGATGCTGTTATCTTCCCGGCGAAGTCCTCTATTGCTGTTGTTGGCTCGTTCATCTCCCCTCCATCTCAAACCGGTAAAACGGCATGCCGGACACTCCTGCGGGAACAGCGAAGACATCGACCTCGAACCCCAGCCACTTGAGCCACCGGAGTGCCCGGGTGTTGCGCGCGTCCACGAAGTTCTCCAGGAGCGTAAAACCCTGCCGCATTTCCTGCACCACCGGCCTGCAGGCGCGAAGGAGGGGCAGCTGGTACTTGTCGATGACATTGGTGCCGATCATCCAGGGGCGCCCGACCCTGAGCGGCATCGGGGTGACCCCGCACATGCAAGCCGCCTCATCGCCGACGAACACGGTCCATGCCCTGGTGGAGTTTGCAAGCGACACCTCCAGAGCTTCCTTGACGCTCAGCCCCGCAAAGGCTTCCATCTCGTCCCGGTCAGCCTGCCGCGCATTCGCCGCAATAGCCGGGATGTGGGTCCCTCTGGCTTCCGCTATCCATAGTTTCATTTTTTCCCCGCAAAAAGGATGATGAGCGCCATGAGAGCACCAATGATGGCGGCTGCCACATTACCCCAGAGACCTGACTGCCTGTTATTGGCGGCCTGCACGGGGGCTTGTTCGAGTGCTTGAACCCGTGTGAAGAGGATGTCATTGACATGCTTCCTGTCGGCCACCTCCACATCCAGAGCTTTCACCAGCGCGTCAACCTTGGTGCCCTGGACGGCGATGTCCCGCATCAGCTTATTATTTTCCTTCTGCCCGTCCTTGATCTCGTCCACCGCTTTAGCGATGGTCTTAACCGCAGACTCCATGCTTGCCATGCTGCGCTCTTGGCGGCATAGCTGCACCTCCGGCAGCTCCCGCTGGAATAGGCATTCATCAGTTCCCGCCACTGGTTACCTCCGGCATGATCGCGAGGATCGTTATCGGTAAAGGGTCCGACTGCCTGATGAAGATCTGCGCAGTCTTGCCCCAGTTGGTAAGGAGGGAATCGGTCATGATCCCCGAGAGCGGGTTGATCGGCTCGTTGTAGTTCTCAATCGTGCGCTGCTTATGGCTCAGCAGGTGCGCGGCGTCCGGGCCGTAATTAACGGAAAGCGTCTCGTTGAGCAGCAGCGACACCCGACTGACGATCTTGTTCTTCTGCAGCATGCCGCCGTCCTGCTTCGTCGTGAGTTCCAGTGTCTGAAGATCAGCGGTGATCGGGAGGCCGACAACCACATTGGACGCCGCCCAGTTGAGCGTGATACTGCCGCCAATGACAACCTGCTGCGGGTGCACGAACCCGTCGGCGAGAATGGAAACCGTCTGCCCGTCCAGGTAGTCAAGTCCGGAGATGACCGTTGCAGGAGCGCCGGAATAGGACTGCCCGCAATCAACGAACCACGCAAGCGAGGGGTTGGGAGCGGTGACCGGATTCGACCAGTCCCGCGTATCCATGCGCTCGATGTATCTGCGCTGCACGCCGCTAATGGTCCGGTTAACCAGGAGGTAAACCACGTCCTCATTGTTCTCGGTGATGCAGATGCATGACTCGACGTTGCCGGGGGTGTCGTGGCGGTGCCAGGCGGTGATCTGCTGATCCGGGACGAAGGTGAACCCCAGGAGAGCGCCATCGCTCCGCACAGCCCAGATGATAGAGTTCGGGGTTTCCTGGTAGCACCAGTCCACCAGCGTGTACCCGGCGAAGAGGTGACCGGCGCTCAGCGTGACGTCCTGCCCGATGAAGTTGTTATCGACATAGGAGTACATCAGCGAGCGGACCTGCGCGCCCTTGTCCTGGACGAACAGCGCGACATGATCGACGCGCAGCGGGGGGACGTTGGAGACAGAGTTGATGCTCTGCGACTTGAGCTGCACGGTTGACGGGGTAACCACGCCGTCACCATTGGACCCGCCGAACATGGCCCAGATGCCGCCCGAGGTGAGCACGACGAGATAGGACAGCTCCAGGATGTGCCTGATCTGCACGTTCTTGTTGGCGAAGACTTCCACGGTCAGCGCGTCATCATCGACAATCGGGTTACTCACGCCGAAGTCGGTATAGCCTGCGGTGCGGCTCATCTCGATGGTGGAGGGGTGACCGGCCATGCCGCCGAAGCATTGCCGCTGCTGATAGAAGCCGGTGGTGCAAGGATAGCCCTCAGTGCTCCCCCAGGCCTCAAACGCCCAGTTGTAGGTAGGCGTAGCGGCTGCATTGTTCGTTGCCGTCCCGCCGCCCGTGTAGGCCCTCGTGTCGGTGCTACCGTTCAGGGAGAAATGGTTAGCGTCAATCACCGTGATCGTCGACGTTCCATTCACGCCCGTGGTCCCGGTTACCCCTGCAATCGTAACCGACGCCCCGGTGAGAAAGTAGTGAGCCAGAATGTTGACGACTACGGGTTGCACGCCGTCGGGACTCGGCACGAGACCTGCGATTGACTTCGCGACAACTGACGACACCAGCAGTTCAGGGAGGAACGTGAGCACCGTGGCCGTCGCGTGCATCGAGTCGGTGACACCGGCGATCAGCGCAATACCGGACCCCGAATGCAGGTAGGCCCACGTGATGCCGGGGGTGCCGTCATTCACCACGCCTTCGAGCACGTCAGGCTCAACGGTCCCGGTCGTTCCAGCCGTCTGCGCCTGGTAGTAGTTCGAGCCGGCGCGCACGATGTCGTTAACGGCCGTGGCGGTCTGCACCTGCCAGGCGGGCGTGGTCGAGTCCGGATTCTGTCCGAGGTAGATCAGCTGCCCGAGGTGCGTGGAATCGAACAGGGCGAAGTTCGCCGTGAGGGTGACGGTCCCGGTTGAGGCGCTTGCATAGACCGTGTTGCCCTGGTTGACGTTCAGGTCGAGAAAAGGCCCGTTGATGTTGTTGAACGGCGTCACGGTCCAGCTGCTGTCGCTGTAGCGGGAAATCTGCTGCACCGGATAGTCCGGGTGGCAGACGGTCACCACATCATTGCTCTGGGTGAATTTCAGGAGGAACAGGTCGGTATCGGCCCACAGGGTGACGACCGGCGTAGGGGTCACAAGCACCCCATTCCTGAATGCCCGCATGGTGTAGTTGCCAAACTCCAGCACGTAGGTCTGGGTGTCGGAGAACTGGAAGGGGATCAGCCTTGCCAGGTGCGTGGAGTCGTTCACCTCGCTGATGAACTTGGTCCCCGGCCTGTTCTGCACGCCGCCGTATTTCATGACGATGAAGTTGCGGCAGATGGCGAGGCCAGTGAAGTACCGCTCCAGGTCGACGCGCCCGTACAGGCTTGGGGAAAGTTCCCCGCTGGTGAAGCTCGGCTGTTGCAGATCCATTTACAGCCTCACAATTATCAGCTCAGACTCGCGCTGATCGTTCTCGTGGCCCTCGTTGAGGTCGCGGGCCTGTGCCGTGCTCATGGCCTTGTTGTAGGCGTCATCAGCAGCCTTACCGTATTCCAGCTTGCCGGTGAGCGGCGCGGCGATCTCGCTCGCGAGCTTCCAGGCTAGTGCGCTGGCAAAGCCGGGGGTGAAGAGGTTGGGGTTAGCGATGCGCGCCGTGTAAACCAGCGTCGGCGTGTCCAGGTCGGTGGCAAGGAGAAGCCCGCCGTTCACCTCGTCCTCAATGACGGTGAAGGGAATGATCGGGATGAACGGCAGGATCGCGTACAGGTCCCAACTGTCGATGTAGATCCCGTTCGAGGTCAGGCTCATGATGGTGGTGTCGTTGTACAGCTGCCGCGCGAACAGGCAGTCGTTCGGGTAGGCATACAGGTTGGAATAGTCCGAGTTCGGCGTGCCGGTCAGCTGCAGGGCCGCGTACCTGGTCGCGAACTTCCAAGGGTGGTCAGCCAGCACCTGTTCAAGGCAATCCTGGTAGAACTGGTTGCAGACGATGCCCTGCGCGCTGTTCTCTTTGATATCCTGGATGAACTGGCTCACCCCGATCCGTGCCAGGGCTGTGTTGCATATTTGGACGGCTGAGCGTGCCATAGTTACCCCTGATGGACTTCTGTCACGTACTTGTAACTGTGGAAGGCCCGTGCTTTCCAGACCTGCGGGTAATCGCCGAAGCCGAACTTATAGCGGTGCGCACCGGTGGACGGAGTGAACTCGCGGATGTACCAGCCGCCCTTGATGTTGAGCCAGCCGAAGTAGTGCACCTCGCCCTTGGTGTCTTCGTCGGTGATCCCGTACTCCTTCCACATGATCGGGTAAGCGTTCATGTTTGGCATGACCTACCCTCCGAGCGTAGTGTTGCTGGGTGCACCGCTCAGGTCGACAGAGGCATTGAGCGGAGGCTCTGCAGCGTCGGCGGCCTGCTTGACCAACTCCATCCCGCGCCGGTTGATCGCGTTGTCGATGTTGGCACTGCGCCCCTCCGTCTGAAAGGTGTACAGGGTTTTGAAGTCCTGCACCTGCTGAATGGCCGACAGCGTTTCACCGTCGCCCGGGTTGGCAAGCTCAGCCTGCAGGATGGCGTAGAGCAGGGCCTTCTTGTCGCGGGGGTTGTAGCCGATGGTCATCTCATCGAGCTTGGCGGCAATTTCATCCTTGGTCATCTCGTCGGCGGGGGGCGCCAAGGTACCGGAACCTGCTGTGCCTACAACTTCGCTCGCCCATCCGGGACACTCGGGGCCGTCCCAGTCGAACTGCTGCCCTGCCTGGACAATGCCGACACCCGGCCCGCCGTACCCTTTTTCGTCTGCGATGCACTTCATATCGGGACTCCCTTAATCGTTTGAAGGAAGGCCGGGGCCGAAGCCCCAGCCGGTTGGTGTGGCGTTTCCGGTTACTGGATCGAGAAGCCGGAAGCGTAGCCCTGCCAGTTCTGAGCGTCAGGGGTGAGGAATGCGGAGAAGGTGCCGGCAGTAAGGGTGCCCGAAGTAGTCCAGTACAGCTGCAGGAACTGCTTATAGCCGCCCACCATGCCGGGGGGGAGTTTGGCAATCTGCATCGTGCCAGCAACCGACAGAGCCGGGATGGTGGCCATGGTCATCAGCGTGGTAATGGTGCCGCTGAGGTTGGTGCCGTTATTGGTGGCAGATGTCTGAAGGGATGCGGCAATGGTGAAAGCACTGGTCATGGTCTGGTGCACCTGCACGACAAGGTAAAGCTCTTTGCCGGCGCCGATGTCCCTGGACATGCCCAGGTCGATCAGGTTGGTGGAAAAGGCCGACACGGTAACCGCCTGGTTCGTGGCGAACTGGTTGAGGTAGTCAATAAGCATGGTCTGCTCCTTTTGAAGAGATTAGGCAGGCCCCGCTCGGGGCGCCTGCCGCTAGGGTTAAACTACCCGCGCCTCGGTCAGGAGCAGCGCATCGACGGTCTTGATCGGGATGCCCATGAAGGTGGTCTTGAACTGGCCGGCTGCCTCGCTGATGGACAGAGCGTAGTTGCTCTTATTGAGCGCCTGGATGTTCAGCATCTCGCGCACAGTGCGGGAGCAGTAGAACACCGGACGGCCCATGGTGAGGTAAGGAATGCGGGCCTCGGCGCGGATCATCAGGGAGATGAGGTCGGCGGCGCTCGTCTGGTTCACGAGGTTGGTAACGTCTATGTTGCAGATACGAACCGCGTATCTCCAGTCCTTCACGACGATGCCGCACTTCCACTGCCAGCGGTCGGCGTAGGAGCGGAACCGGTAGTTGTTGGAGTCGAAGGAGTCGATCAGGCCGAGGTCCTCGTGGACGAGACCGGCCTTGGATCCTTTCGGAAAAATGCCGAAGATGGTCTGCGGGCCCCACACGACAAGCCACACAGAGGTGTTGACGGAGCCGGTGCCGCCGCCGTCGATGATGTTCTGCTTCATGATCGGGCTGGAGGCGATGGCGTTGTAGCGAGGTACCAGGCCGTGGAACTGCTCGGGGTTCTGGGTGGTGTCGCCGTAGAAGACGGTGGTGGCCATGAGCTGATTCATGCCCTCGACTTCGGCGAAAGCTTCGGTGAGGCGGAAAGCGTTGGTGTTGCCGTTCAGTTCGCACTCGTCTTTGTCGATCTCGTTGCGGGCTTCCAGCATACCCACGGAATCAACGACGGGCGCCCTGGTGCTCTTGGACGGCGGAACGCCCTGGTAGAACTTGCGCCAGGTGGCGGTAGGCAGACCGGTACGGATGATGGAGCGGTGGCCGGTCGGCAGGTTCGATTCGAAGAAGGGCATATCTTCCAGAATCGCGTTGGTCTGGTTGAGGACTTCGGCAACAGATGCTACGGACCCGTTGGGGTCCATACTGTTGGCGATGTCCACCAGGGTGGGATTGTTGGTACCCAGAATTGCCATGGTCCAATCTCCTTTCGCACCTGTCTCCCGACGGTGCATGGTAAAAGTTGCGGTCCTGTCTCACGACGGTCCCTTGGCGGCTATATGTGAAAGCGTTTGCTGCGCTGCGTATTATGCCTTGGTGCCGTACAGGCTGTCCTCGATGCTCTGCTTGGTCACGCCTGCCCCGGGGATTACCACCTTGTCCTCGCTCATGGCCTTACCGATCTTGGTGAACATTTTGAACATGCCTGGGTGGTTGGCGAAGCCGAACTTCTTCAGGTCCGCTACCAGCTCAGGGGTGGCGAAGGTGTTGAGCGCTCTGTTGCCGATCTCCACGTTGGCCTTGAAGTTGGTCCCACCTACTTCCTTGTCTGCCAGGCAGTCAGCCCGCCACTGGTCAGTGATCTCCTTCCATGCTTCGCCCTTGGCTTTGTCCATGTTGGCGACTGCCTGCGTCTGCAGATCTACCAGCTTCTGGGCCTGAGCCTGCGAGAGGTTCAGCTCTTTCGCCAGGGGCTTGAACTGATCCAGGAGAGCCTGGTCAGCCTGGACGCCTTCCGGCATGGTGAAGTCGGTGTAGGCTTCGGGTGCCCCGGCCTTCTCCAAGTCAGCTGCCGCCTTCGCCGCGGTCTCTGCGGTCTGCTCTTCAGGAGTGAGGGCTGCAAAGCGGGCGGCTTCAGCGGTTGCTGCTGCTGCCTCGGTTGCGGCGATTTGCTCAGCGGTCTGGCCGCCGTCACCACCTCCATCCCCGCCGTCACCACCCAGGATGGTGCCGTCTCCGCCATCCCCTCCGCCGTCACCGTCCCCGCCCAAAACGTCACCCTCGACGCCCATGAAGAGCATCACGGGGAACAGCAGTAAGAACCTAAGCCATCGGGTCAACTTCGACATCTTGTGAGCGTGCATCGTTGTCCTCCTTTTCCATCTTGGTCATCCTGATGTAGGCATCAGGGTCGAGTGCCATTACTTCGGCCAGCAGTATCAGTCCGAGATTCCGCTTCCCCTCGTTGTAGGCCATGACGAGCGGATCGTTCGAGAAGGAGGGCCGGAAGATCCCCGCCGCCGACAGGTAGCGCCAGATGAAGCGCTGGCCCTCTTTCGACTTGAGAAGTTTTTTGGTGTCCTGCTCGTCACGTACCTGGAGCGTTTCGGCGTTGGTCATTACTGGTAGGTCGCCGTGATACTGAGCGCTGCGCCAGTTGAACCCGCCGAGGTCGTAGTTCCCGCGATCGCCAAGCCAGTCCCCCCCGAACACAAGCCGGTCGGGTAGGAGATGGTCATAGCCGCCAGCGCCCCGGTGTTGGGCCCCAGGTTGTAGAACGCGGTCGGCGCCGTGCTCCCCAGGGTGACACTCGCAGAAGGCTTGCAGAACACCTGCAGGTAAGCCGTGGCCGCTGTGGTGTTGAGCACGTACAGCGTGTAAATCTGGCCCTGCGTGGCCTTGATCTGCTGCACCGTGGTCACGGCATCACTGGAATAGGACAGCTCGCCGCCCAGAATGGCGGAGGCCGTAGCGTAGACGCCAATCGAGCCGCTAGGGTCGGAGACAGGGACGGAAATGAGAGGGGTGAAGACGGCAGCGGAACTCACCGTCGCGAATGCCAGCACCATCAGTAATGTTAAAATCGTTTTCATCGAAAGTCTCCTTATTGGCCGCCCGCCATCTTGGCCAGCATGCCGCCGTCGGTGTCCGTCTCGCCCATGTTCTTTGCTGCCTTGCTCATGTCGTTCATCGGTTTGGCCATCTGCGCCATCTGCGCCATTTGCTGCTGTTTGGCACGTACCGCGCGCAGCTGCTTCACCTGGTCCTCGGAGTAGATCATCTTGGGCGGCACGCCGTGCATGTTGGCATAGGCGTCGATGGTCTCGTCCACGTTCAGCTTATCGATCGCTTCCGGCTTCAGCTTCGCCAGGCCGCCGATGAGGTTAATCACCTGGTCCATATTGCTCGACCCTGACAGCTTAAGCGCCTGAGCCATGACGGAGGTGTAGTCAACGCGCAGCTGCTGCCCCTGCAGCTCGGGGGGCGCCGGGGGGAGGATGCCCTTGCGGTTCATGATCGCGAAGGTGCGGTCGATGATCAGGTTGAGCAGCTCCTTGTTGAGGCGCTCCATGACCGGTCCCAGGACCATGACCTTCTCTTGGCTGCGCTCCGCGATCTCCGAGGGGTTGATGATCGATTGATCGCGCCCGGAGAACATCAGCATCAGGTCCTCGAAGAAGGTCTTCTTGATGCGGGCCTGTGTCTCCAAAATATCCTGGCGGGCGTGATCGACGTTGAAGTTGACGTCGTAGGCGGACCGGAAGCCGGGGTGGGCCTGTGCGCTCAGCCCGTCGATGTAGGTGACCCCACCAGGAAGCGTGGAGGTTTTCTGTTGCCTCAAGGATGCGTCCGCGATCATCGGCGGGTTGACCATCTTGTCGCCCGCCTGGAGCTTGCGGCGCTGCTGCAGCTGCAGCATCTTGATGTCGCCCAGGGCGTCCATGGCCGGGGAGTAGCCGTACACGTCTTCGCCCAGGAGGTCCCACCGAGGGGCCTGCACCGGGAACTCGTCATAGCCGGACTCGCGTAGGAACTTGTCGGGTTCGCTCCCCCCGCGCTCATAGTAGACGGAGCGGAAGGGCTTGTGCTTCGAGGCGAACTTGCTCGGGTCGTGCTCGTCGTTCGGCTCGATCAGGTGCACGACTTCCACCATCGTATCCCGCGTGCCGCCCGTGGGGGATTCGTACATGGACTGGACAGCCTGCGAGCAGTTTTCCAAACCGAACTGCTGCACCAGTTGCCGGCAGGACATCGAGAAGGTGCGGTACATCGAATCGACTTTCAACTTAGCGTTGAGCGAAATCATCCACTGCCCGTTAGGGAACTGAATGCAACGGATGATGTCCTCGTCATCCTCTTCGATCATCATCGCGGCGGTGCCATACAGCGCCAGACAGGCGTAAACCATCGGCAGGATGTCGTAGAGGTTCGACTTGAGGAAGATCTGATTCATCAGCATCACGACGTCGTAGAGCCACGTTTTGACGGCGTAGGATTCGTCCACACCAGAGCTGGGCGGCAGGAGGTTGAACCAGGGGCGCGCCGGTGAGGTGATGCCGGCCATCATGCCGCTCTTGAGCGTGCGGACCGAGATGGTCGCCGTGTTGTCGATGATCTTCTCGTTCTGCTTCGAGCCCTTGCTGTAGTCGATGGTGATGTAGCGCGCCGTCCGGGGGCTGATGTAATCGGTGATGTCACGCCAGTGAGGAATGAAGTTCGTCAGGTCGCTTGAGAGCGCCTGCAGCCGTGCATCAAACCTCTGTCTTTTCGTTTCAGCGCCCATATCAGTTTCCCAGTAAGGTCTTGCCAGTGCCAGCCACCGGCGTTACTACGCCCTGCGGTCCGGTGAGGTTGGTGTTGCTTGCCAGTGCGCGCTTCCTCTTGCGCTCAGCGTCACCGGCAGCGGTAACGGAAGGGTCAGACTGCTGAGGCGCCGGGATTGGCGTTGGTGGTGCTGATGGTCCTCCACCTCCAAAACACATGTCTTATCCCCCCTTGATGAATGTTTGCTGCCCGCACTTCCTGCATTCCTTGACCGTGGGCCCGCCTGGATACTTCGGCGGGGAGATGTAGGGCTCGTGGTGGCAGGCGGCCTGCAACTTCTCCCGGCTTCTGATTGCTTCGGTGACGCCCCTCTTATCCATCCGTGCGCCTCGCGATCCGGTAGCAGTAGGAGACCGATATCAGGTCGAAGAGAAACATCAGGACGAACATGGTGTTGAACCCGAAGTACTTCACCAGGAGGCTACCGAAGAGCGCGGACAGGCCGCACACGAAGGAAATCCCACCGGTCCAGAAAGACCACTTGCCGGCAGAGCTCTTGCCATCTTCCTCGTCGTCACAGTAGAGCGCATCCCACGCCGGGTTGGCTATCCCGAGGGAAACCCCGAGGATCACCTGGACCGCGAAGAACTCCCACTTGTTGCTCACGCCGATGTAGAGCAGGTCGCAGAGGCCAGCGCAGAGGAAACCCCAAAACAAGAACCACTTGCTGTGCCGGTCGAAGAAGTCAGTCTTGCCGATCAGCATCACGGCGATCCCGGTTGCGATACTGAAGACGGCATACCCCATCCCGGCATCAACCATCGAACCGCCGATCTTCTCGGTGAAGACGGCGTAGATCGGGGAGAGCATGCCCTCAGCGAAGGTGCCGAGGAATGAGGCGTACAGTAACCACTTGGCCAGCTTGTTCATTTTTGCCCCTCTAACTTTTCCAGCCTCTGCCGGAGTACGGCCATCTCGACCTTAACCTGCAGCAGCTGGTCTCTCAGGATGTGCGACGGTGTGACGTCGGCGATAGGTTTGGGCTCATGGTGTGGCGGCGACCTGTGTACCTTGCACCTTGCCGACATAGGCGAAGGGTCGATCAGCTCCGCGAACCATCCTCTGTTAGGTCTGTAGCCACTGTGCCCCATGTTCCCCATCTAAAACTCTCCCAGGCCGTATTCCTTGGCCTCTTCCAGATATTCAGCCACCTTGTCAAAGACGGCAAAGTCGAAGTCGTGCCCGAACTCGCCGGCGAACTTCAGCGCCTGTTCTTGTGCCGCCTCTCTCGTCTTGCCGTAGCCGACGGCCGCACCCAGGGACGTGCAGCTGTCCTGTGGGATGTGGAAAAACTGGCCATCGAGGCAGCACAGGTTCCTGAGCAGCACGTTCTTGCGGAGCTTCTCCGGATAGTCCAGCGGTACCCAGCCGTCACGCGCCGCCTCGCAGCTGATCATCACCTCGGCCGCATACTCAGCGACCGGCTCGGGGGTGATCATCTCGCCACCGGAAACGGCCCAGACGATCTGCGAGAAGTTCTTGTAGAGACGGCAAATCAGCTCAGCAGGAGGGGAACCGAAGCGAGCGCACATGTCGGTGAAGTACGGCACCAGCTCCTTGGTGATCCGCTCTTCAGAGGACGCGGCGCCACAGATGCCGTATTCGCGGTACACCGGCGCCATGCGGTCGTTGACGTAGGTGATCGCGTCCGGCATATCGGTCATCTTCATGGCTTTGGAGATGTAGCCGTGGTCCTTCACCTCATAGCCGTAGGTCCCGATCGGCAAGTACTCACCGTTGGAAAGGAAGAAGTCGGAGCCGCCCTCCTGCCCCTCGATCGGGAAGTCGACGATGAACTCCATCTGGAAGCGGTACGCGCCCAGGGACTTGGCCCAGCGGTCGAGAGTGGGGATGAAGGCGAGGTAGGTGTCGAAGCGGGCCGTCTCGCAGTTGCCGCGGAACGTGCTGACTTTGATGTAGCAGGTGCCGGGCTCCTTGCGCAGGAAGTCGGACAGGGCGTCGGTGCCTTTGAAGGTCTTGTACGGGCCGACGGGGAGCTTCTGCTTCTTGAGGACGCCCTTGAAGAGCATCCGGTCTTGTTCTAACAGCTCAGCATAGCCGGTGCCAAAGACGCGCTTGCCGAGGCCGCGCAGCATCACCTGCTTGTCACCGTCGCCCACATCCGGAAAGACGAACACGTCGGCCTGGTCGATGTAATCCTCGAACGAGTCGACGCGGGTCAGCCCCGGCACGCCCTCGCCGATCGTGAAGCGGTCACGCGTGCAGTACGTTCCCTTCCAGGGCACAAAATAAAAAACCTCCCCAAAATCTTCGGCGAGACGCATAGCGATCGGCATAAAAACGCCGTAGTCGTACACGAAAGCCTTCTTCTTGGAGAGGTCCATGGATCGTCCTTCGTACCGTCATCGCGACGGTGTTGCTGCCAAAGCTTCAATGAGCAGCTTATGTACTCTGTTTTTTACTCAGTGACAAGATTTATTTTCTCAGGCCAGCGGGTTGTATTCCGACTCGTGGTTGTTGTCCTGCATGTCGAGCGGGGAGTGCCCGCCGAGCTTCTTAATGACCAGGTGAGCGAAGGACAGGATCCAGGAATCGAACCGTCCCGGGGAGGGCAGCTTGCGGGCCTTCATGTCCTTCTTGCTCTCCAACTGGATCACACCATCCGAGCGCGGCACCGTTTCAATCGTAGCGAGCTCGTTGTACATCTTTTTGTCGTCGGGGATACTGCCCCCTGCCTTGAGCCATTTCTTGGCCTCTAAGGCCATCTCAGCGCGTTTGTTGAGGCATCCAGGGTTAGTAGA